TTAAGCGTGTACGTGCTGCGTACACTGTGCCCGTTGCGGCTACCGGGACACTTTTAACATCGGTTTGCATACCCATAATTAGCTCCTTAAAACAATAAAACCCCGTTGCCGGGGTGAGCTAAATTAGGCTGTACGTGTAAACACGTATGCTGTGGCGCTGGAGAACATCAAGGTAAACATGCCCTGTCCAGTAACACCAGCAGCTACCGTCAACTGCCCAAAGCTAGCCGCCGTAGTAGTCGCCGCATCGGACAGTATGCCATTTACCGCGACCGCGATAGTCACAGTGCTGGCGCCCGCCGTGTTGTCGATAACTAGGTTGAACACAGACCCCTGCACCGCGCCAAGAGCCGCGCCCAGCAACGTGCCAGTAGGCAGCGTAATGGTGGTTGCCGCAGCAGAAGTGCTGGTAATGTAGCCGGTAGCGACTTGAGCCGCTGTAGCTGTCGCCGTGGCGTTGATAGCCGTTGGCGTGTGGGTGATTACTGGGTTGACGACGTTGCCCGTCAGAGTGCCAGTGAAGCCGTTTGTAGATACGACTGGGCCTGAGAATGTGGTTTGGGCCATGATATTTTCCTTACATGCAAGTGTGATGTATCTGTCTGCATGTCGTCAGCCGGGACTGTCAGATACACCGGATAACCCCGGAATGAACTAAATATACACCAAAAGAAAGAACTGTGCAACAAAAGAAAAGGGCCCCGAAGGGCCCTTTAAGATAGCTACCACGTGTTTTCACAGAGGTGGTAGGCGCCTCATGCGATTACGCTGCACCGGCAGAGCCGTAAATACCGCGTGGATCGCTCCAGCCGAAGCTGTAACGCTCACGGGCTTTGTAACGCACATTGCCCGTATCGAAGTCGCCTTCGAAAGAGCTCTTAACAGGTGAACGGTTGAACATCTTCAAGCCGTTAGGCGCATCAGTCATCAAGAACCAAGCGTCTGTGTCTGTCAAGTAGTGGTTTACAGCGTAGCCTTCCGGCACCATGCCCATGGAACGGATCGCGTTGGTGTCGTTGTCTGCAGTACCGGTACGCAAAGTGGTCTTCATTAGGCGCTCTGCAGTAAACTGCAATTCCTTAGGGATGATCAATTTACGGACTTGCACGTTGACTTTTAAACCACGCTCATCAGTGAAACTGGCGATATCAATGATACCCTGCTCCAAAGATGTCTCGTTCAAGTCAGCAGCCACTGATGGGGTATTGCGAAAAGCAGCGCCCAAAGCGGTTGGGTGAGCAGCGTTACACAAGGACACGCCGTCGCCACCGTTGTATGAACCAGTAGTGTTAAACGCGTTGTTTAACACAGAAGCAGCTTTTACTTGCTTCGTGTGGGCCATTGAACGGGCCAAAGCTTTGGTGTAGCGAGCTGACAAGCGGTCATAGAGGTTGTCCTCAATGGCTTCTTCTGTCAACGCGAACGCCATAGCAATGGTTTCGTGCTGGTAGCGAGCAGTGAATGATTCCTGAGCGGAGTCGTAAGACACGCCAGCGCCTTCGTTCTTGGTAGGAGCTGCCCCGAAACCGGTCAACATAACCTCTTCCTCGAAAGCTCGGTCTGAGTTTTCGGCGGAGAAGATCTCTGTATGCTCGTTGTCGTAGCGGTTGTATTCCATGCCAAACAAGGCGTTCAGGCCGGGTTCGAGTTCTTTAACTAGTTGTGCGCGACTAATAGCCATGATTAAGCTCCTTGACCTGCAACACCCGCACTGCCGTACGCGTGTTCGTTGATTTTAACTACCACAACGGTGTAGTCCGATCCGAATTCGTTTTCGGGAACGTTGTACACACCGACGATCTTCAAGTTTAATGCAGCAGTGTTAGCCACAGTTGAAGAATCAAGGGTCATTGCGGAAACACCGGTCACAGTACTACCAGTAGTAGAGGCTGTCACGTCTGCGTTCTTGCCGATATCAGCCTGAACAATGTCTTCGTCCGCTTGGACCAAGAACAACTGGGCAGGATCATCGATAACGTCTGCAGTAATAACACCACTCGTGATGTTCACACTACCGGGGTAGTAGTTCTTCCACGTGGGCTTGCCGCTGGTTGGATCGGTGTATTGGCAACCGTTGAACACGCCAACAGCAGCAGTATGCGTGCCGGGGGCGAATTTAACTAAGTAGCCATCGAATACGGTGACTAGGTCACCTTGGTAGATTGCTCCGGACTGGTTATCGGCAATCAAGTAACCGTACTGCTTTTGAGCACCGGTTGCTGAAAGGTTGCCGATAGGGCGCAGACCAAAAGGCTTGTTTACGTTTGCCATTTGTAGCTCCTAAAAGGTAGAATTTTCCGCTATTTAGCGGGAACCAAAGGTTGTGCGCGAGCTCCGTTCGGGGCTCTGGATACGCATAGATGAGTGGGCGTTTTCACGCATCATCTCGTTGTCTACAGCATTTAACTGATCCCGGGCCTTGCCTTGGAAGTGTGCGTTTCGCTCCGCGATAGTTTCTTCGGGGATGATGGCCAGCAATAAGCCGCCAACTGAAACTACACCCGCATTACGACCATCCTCTAGGGTTGGTAACGTATCACGGTACTCTGGGGGTAAATCCTCATTGCGGACTAACTCGTAGCCCTCACGAAGACGCCCATAGACGTGTTGTTTGTCCTCAAATCCATTGATCTCGGAACGAATCCAGCGGTACTTGAAACCAGCAGGGGCGGGGGGCGCGTCAAGACGTGATGGAGGTGCCCATGGCTTGCGACGTGCCTCTTTATCACGTGAAACGCGAGGGGCGCGGTCGATAGTTACTTTTGAATCGCTCATGATTACTCCTTAACGTACTTGGCATATTCCTCAAGAGGAACACCCAATTTCTTTGCTATAGCAACCTGACTCGGTGATAACCGGACAGTACGGCGTGCGCTGTTTACCCCGGAACTACGGGATGCAGGGGCAACAGCAGGCACGGAACGCTGTTGTCTGTTTGGTTGAGCAGTTGCGAAGCGCTTAGGGAACTCGTCCCTGAGTCTTCGGTCAAGCTCAGTATAGTATTCTTCAGTGTTGGGGTCAACACCCTCTTGTTCTACAAGAGTCTGATGCATGCCCCATGCAGCATAAGTCAGAACACGGTCTTGACCGAACCAAGGATTGCTCTCCGCCCAGCGCTCAGCACGCGGGCTGGGTGCAGTCTTTGGAGCAGGGGCCTGCTGCTGCGCCTGTTGCGGAGCCTGCTTGTAATTTTCGATCTGCTGCTGCTGCTGCTGCAGCCACCCAGCTACTTGTCGCTGCTCCATGACCAGATCTGTTAGACGCTGCTGCGCCTCAGTCTCTGTGTCGATGTCGCCTTCTTCGCGGGCACGGCGAATGATTGCTTTTAATGTGCCCTGCTGGGTCTCTAAGCGGCTCTTTGTCTCACTTAGTCGGCTGAAATCTGTGTTTACAAGCCTTTGCTGCAGCGTCTGGGCCTGATTATGCATGCCCTTGGCGTAGTCTATGGCGGCTTGCTCACGGCGCTCGGCTTCGCGCATGCGGGCGGTCAGCTTGGAAATACGCTTTTGAACGTTGTCGCTGACAGCCTCTAGCTCCTCCCGGTGCGCGGACTCAGGATTCGCGGCAAACTTTTCATTGCCCCTATCTTCTGTGGTGTCTTCGTTTTCCTGACCTTCGGCTTCCCCCAAAGAAACTTCCGTCTCTTCCTCGCCTTCACCTAAATCAAACTCTAGTTGGTCTTCAGTATTAGTGCTCATGTTTCACCTCAAGTGTGCAGAATGTCTTCTGGATCGTTAATAACCGCCAAGATCTCATCATCGTTCAAGATCCTGATTTCCCCACCATCAATGTTCATGCGTGCGCCAGCGTAGCGGCCGAAAATAATCCAGTCACCTTCCTTGCACCATGGACCCTCTGGGAACTTCGCCTGATCGCCATAAGCCAAAGAGCCTACGCGCAAGACGTATCCGCAGGTCGTCGACAATTGTTGACGCTCAATGGTCTGATCAGCTAGGACGATACCGCCCTTGCTTTTTCTCGTACCTCGATGAGGGAGAATCACGATTCGCCAGCCCGTAGGCTTCGGAATTCGATCCAAAACGGAGCCACTGATTTCTTCCACTTTCAGTTCACCGTCTTCGCCGTAAGCATCAGATAAGGACGGAACCTTATTGGCTGCTTCTTCGGCCCATTTCTGCTCAAGTGCAGTTTTTTCCATTTGCTGGGTCCTTAGTCTATGGGGTTTTCTTTTAAAAGGTCTTTCATGACCTCTTCTACAAAAACGTAACCCTCGAGACGGCCCATAAGATGCCTGTACTGCTCCATGCTCGTGACGCGGCCACTCAGGAGTACATCCTGTGTGTCCATTTTCAACTGACGGAGCTCTTTGTAGAGACTCTCTGTAAATTCAAGCATGGATTTCTCCAATGAGGCAAGCAAAATAGGCCTTGCTCGGTGGCCACGTACACACTATACACCTGTTTTAGGCGATCATTACCTTTTTGGCCGCATCTTTTTTGGTCACGTAGGTAATTTTTCCATTTTGCACAGGCATAGTACCCATTTTCTTCGCTGGTTTTGCAACAGGAGTATTTTGATCCTGTTTTTTAATGTTTTTTTTCATCTAGCACACCTTAAATTTCAAGCCCTTGGTAGCTGCGCCGCCGCCACGAGCTTTCATCTCGCCGCCGCTGGCCATTTTCTCGGCCTCCATAGAAGACTTTTTGCCCATAGGCTTTTCCATGTCCATCTTCTTTTTGGCCATGCCACCATGTTTGTACTTCATATTCATCATGTCAGTTTCCTCTTAAATAATTGATTACGACTTACGACGGGTCGTTTTTTTGGCAGGAGCTGACTTTTTTACCATGCCCCCCTTTGCCTTAGCAACGGCAGGCTTACTACCTACGGCCGTTATCATCTTCATTTTGGCAGGCTTAGTGCTATACATCTCTGGGGGCTTTTCTTTATTATTCGAGTATGGGTACTTTTTAGCCAAGCGATCCTCAATATCTTTCCCACGCTTGGTGCCAATTATCACCTCAACATCATCTGCTATTTTCTGGGCGCCCTGCTTAAAGTTCTCTTTAGCAAATTTTACAAACTCCTCAACGCTATAGGGACTGGTCTGGGCCTCACCACCCTTGTTAAATTTACGTTTCTTCATCATGTTAGTTTCCTCTTTGCTGCATCTGCAACATGGTTAGTTCGTTACGCTGCGCAGCCAACTGCTGCTGGTTTGCCAAACGTGCTTGATCGTTCGCCACGTCATTTTGCTCTTTTTGCTGATCTAGTGCAAGACGAGACTGATCCACCTGTGCATCCATTTGA